GATCCTGAATGCCGAGCTTCCCCAATTGCATCATCTGCTCCTGGCGAAACAGGGAATCGGAGCCGAGGCCGAGGCCGCCGATGCTGCTGCCGGTGGTTTTGATGGTGATCATTTCGAGGCGAGACGGATTTTCAATTCGGCCCAGCCGATGGACGGATCGAGGTAGATCAAATAAACAACGAACGTGCGACTGCCGAGCGACGGGATTACGAGCAGATCGCCTTTTTGCGGGCCGCCTGTAATTGCGCTGGCCTGTGGGATAAAAACCGAGCCCTCAAGCGGCCCCGTTGGACTGGCATACTCGCCGCCAGTCTTTACGGCAACCTGAAGCGAGAGAGATATCGCTGGGCCGGATTGCGAGGCGTTGCGCGAATACGTGACCGTCTCGCCAAAGTTCGCGTCGGTGGCGATATCGACGTTGGCCTGTTGAAATGCGGTCATGGGAGTGAGCCGGGCGGAAGACTATCACCCGCCCGGAATTCTCGTTGATTAGCTGACGGTGACCTTCTGGATCACCTTGGGCTTGAGGCACATCATCAGCGGATTGCTCTGGCACTCCACCTCGATGCCGCGATCGAACCGCATCGGTTCCTGTTTGGCATAGAATGCCAAGCCTTCCGTGTTGACGGTCTCCATGTAATCGGCGGGGGCGTACCAAGTACGGAACACGTCCGTGCCGGTCGGGAGCACGTAAGCCGAATTGGCATCGACAAGGGGCTGACTGGCGCTTGCGGAATCGGTGACCGATCCCGTGTAGTTCACCCAGGTGACGCCACCGAAGATGAAGCCGCGGATTCCGCCGTTTGTCATACCGGCCGCATTGGGTTGCTCGGTCGTGCCGCTGTAATCGCCAGCGAGATTCTGCCCGTTGTTGTTTTGAAAATAAGTGAAGGCGACTTTGACGTTCGCGTGAGACACGAAGGCGTCGTAGAAGCCGTCCGAGCAAATGCCAACGAAGCCGCTCATGAGCTCGCCGCGCAGATTCGCGAGGATCGAGCGCTTCACGCCCGCGATCTTGCCCATTACGTCAGTGCCGGCAGTCCCGAGGACGAACGAGGTCGAATCCTGCGAAATGCCGAAATCGGCATAGATGTCGAGGATGAGATTTCCGGCGCCGTCTTTCACCTGGCCGGATTTCAGGACGCCGAGACGCATCCACTCCTGTGTCTGCTCCAGCTTTGCGCGCATCTCGCGCATTTTCTTGCCGAGCAGCCACTGCATGGACTGGGTTGTGTCCAGACCCGGCTGGCGGCGGCCCTGAATGTCGCCCGCGAGAACGGAATCGTTCACCTTGAAAGTGGGCAACGAATAACTGCGGGCTCGGGCACCGGCCGTTTTGTTGGCGACGCCGGGACCGCCCCACTGGGACTGCGGCAGCAGCTGATTCGTTACCGGGTCGAAGTCCACCGCCACGAGGCGCTGGTCAACGCCCTCATCGCGAAAGATGCCCATCGCGCCGAGACGGCCATACTGCGGCGTGATGTCATTGACAACGCGCGTGAGTGCCCGAGCGCCGAAAGCGTCCTGATTGAATACGTCGAGAATGTTCATTACTGCTCCTTCCGCCTCACGGCGGTAGTTTTGTGGGCTGAAGTGTTTGCGGCGCGCCTATCTCACGACCGTCGCGCCGCCCGAAGTTAGACGCCGTAATCCGTGCGCGTCGTGATACCGAGGGCCTGCAGCTGCGCGATTGCCGCCGTTTTCTGCGGGCCACTCATGGCAGCGGTCCAGGCGAGGCCGTTGAGTTTTAGGGTCGCTGGGCCGCGCGTTACCGCAACCGCCGTAGCGTCCGCGCCAAGCGTCGCCGTGAACGCGCCACCGACAAGAACACCGGCTGCGGTCTGCGTACCGTCCACGGCTGCGGGGGTGACCTGATTCCACTTGCCGGAACCCGCCGCCACGGTGATGGTGAAGGTATCGCCCGCGACAAACGCAGTGCCGCCCGCGGTGATCGTGAAATTGATCTGCGAATCGGTGTACGCTCCGTTGACACCGTTCGTCAACTGAACGCCGTTCGGGTCGGTGACGATGAAGGCGGTCGCGGCGGTGAATTTCAGCGTGTATGCGCCGACCTTGGCATTAGCGCCAAGAGTCAGGGCGGTGCAGGTTCCATTGCCGGTGTTGGCACCAGCGGCGGCCGTGATTGCGCCTTTGGTGATCTGGCCGAGCACCTGGCCGATAGCCGATGCCACGGTGCCGCTTACCACGGTGATCTGATCCCGTGCGTAGTTGATTTCCCGGCCGGATTCGAAGAGAATGGCGTCGCAGACGCGGGGATTTTCCGTAATGAGACTCATTGATGTTTGCCTTTCGTTGTGAAATTAAATGGCCTCACGGCCCCGCTTATTTCTTCCGTCCGTTGATTGCGTCCGTGATTTCGCTCCACGGCTTCGCTTTCCCGAAATTCGCCTCCACGGTGTCGCCAGCCGCTCCCTGCTTCGTCGGATCGACGTTGGGGTTCAGCGCGGCTTTCGCCTGTTCGTCGGCCTTCATTTTCATGAGGTCCGCGCGAACATCGGCACTCGTTTTCTTCGCTGACAGGTAACCGGACGCGAGTTCCGGCTTTCCGGCCAATGCGCAGAGGTCCGTGATTGTGGCCGATTCGGCGAGCGCCGCCGCTACTGCGGTAGCCACTGCGGCATCGGTCGATGCTTTGATCTGTTCAGCGGTTTGCGTTTCCATGCTGATTACTCCTGTTGGTTTTGGATTGGCGGGAACCGCCGTTACTGCGAATACTGATTTGCTCCCGGCGCGCGCGGCGCTCAGGACGGAATAGGCGGCATCGTCGCAGGTGCCAACGGCATCGGCTAAGCCGATATCGACACCAGCCTGCCCCATGTAGACGGCGGCTTGCGTGTCCTTCACCGCCGTTACCGGCATCGTGCGGTTTTTGGCGACTGCGCCTGTGAACATGCCGTAAATCTGGTCAATTCGGGACTGGATGCCGGCCTTTGCCTCATCGCTCAACGGCGCGTGCGGGTTGCCGTCGTTTTTCCGTGCGCCTGCGTAAATTGCCGTGTACTTCAGGCCGTCTTTTTCATCGGCCCCGGACTGATCCATGTGAATCGCGATGACTCCGATGGAGCCGGTGATAGCCGTCCGCGAAACGATGATCTTGTCAGCCGTGCTCGCCAACATGTAAGCCGCAGACGCCGCGCATTCGCAGAACGCGCAGATCGGTTTGACGCCGCGCGCGGCAGACATCATGTCCGCCAGATCGAACATGCCGGTAACCTCGCCCCCTGGCGAGTCAATGGCAAGCACGATGCCGGTAACGCTCGGATCGGCTACCGCAGCCGTGAACTGCCGCGCAATATCCGCGTAGCTGGTCATGCCGCTGAGAGCGTTCATGCCGCCAGACTTCGAAACGAGTGTCCCGCAGATCGAAATTGTCGCGACCCCATTTGTCACCGTCGCGCTGGGAGGCGTGTCATCGTCCTCGTCGTCATCGGACAAGAACGCCATTTCGCCACGCAGGCGCGGGCTAATCGCGCCAATGATCACATCCAGTTTTCGCGGCTCGATAGCCAGCGGCTGTTCGAAAATGCGCCCTGCAACGTGCGGGAGTGTGATCATTTTTTGACCTTCGTTTTCTTCGGTGGCGTTTTGACCGGTTTCGGTTCCGTCGCGGGCGGTGCGGGCTCGCTTTCGGCCAAATCCTCGTTGTCGCCGGGCGGGACAGTCTCCGTTACGCGGGACGCGCCATAAACCGGCACGATGCCGAGTTGCGCTTCGCGGTCGTGATCACGCTTGATGGCTTGGTCAACTTCCTGAACGTCATCACCGAACGAAGAAACGGCCTGCTCGCGGCTCATAAACGCCGATTCGACCTTCATTCTCAGGGCGGTGATGTCTTTCACCGGGTCAACGTATTCCCATGGCTGCGGAAGCCATTCGACGTTCAGGTAATCGAGTTGATTTTTCTTGTAATCCCGCGCATCGATCACGCCGGCGAGTGCTGCCGCATCCAGCCATGGCTTGAGAATCGGCCTGCAGAATTGGTGCTCAAGTACTGAGCGCTGGAACTGCCGCCAGATCCGGCGAAGATTCACGAGCCTGGCGCGCTGGCTTGAGAAATTCGCCTGCGAGCCATCGCCCGTGAACATGTCATAGGTAATGCGGCCGGCAGTTGCGAGCAACTGGTCCTGAATCCGCATGAAATCCTTGTACGTGTTCTCAACGCCAGGGTGGGCGTAGAAATCGAACTCCTCGTTTATGTTCGAGTCGAGGATGTTAAGCTGGCCGGGTTGCATTTCGACGTAGGCCGCTCCCTGCGGTGCGGTGTCGGCTCCCGCCGTGCCGGTTAAGTTGATGTTCGACTCATCGGGCGTCATCGTTTTGCGCCAGGCGAACAGGTACGCCCCGAGTTTCTGGCGGAAGCGGGTCGCATCGTCGAAACCGTCAACATCCGCGAGTGCCGCCAGAATCGGCGCCAGCTTTGTAAGCCCGCGGATCTGATTGCCGCGGATAAACTCCATCACGTGGAGAACTTCGCCAGCCGGTACGCGCGTAATCTCCCACGAATTGGGCCAGAGCGTCGAATCGCCGGGATGCTCGCGGTAAAAGTGATAGGCTACCCGTTCGTGGATCGGGTTGAACTCGATCGACGCCCGCACAAGGTTCTGCGGGGATGCCATGTCTCCAGACATCCGCCACGGCGCGAGTTGTTCCGGTTCCAACAGGTCGATTTGCAGCGGAACTCGAAGGCCGGTTGGCGATAGGTCTGACGCCATCCGGTAGCGGAGCCGTCCAAACGCTTCGCCCGCTTCGATTACATTGCGGCAGACGAGGCCCTGCTGGCAGTAGAAGTCCTGCAAGCTGTCCGGTTTCCCGTCAGGCCCCAGCCTGCGAGTAGCGCTGGACTGAACGGCCCAAAGCGCGAATTCCTGCTCAAGTTTCTGCCTGATATCGACGTTCGGATGACGCCAGTGAGGCCGAAGACCGGTCCCGACAACTTCAGCAACGAAGTTTGACACCAGGATGTCTGCGCGCGGATTGTCCATCACCGCTTTGCGCGCCCTGGCGGTCAGCATCTGGCCGTCAGACATCGCCAGTGTACTGACGCCCGTGGATGACATCCCGGCGCCAATCATGCGGCGTCCGCTGGTAGCGGCGTTATAGCCCGACGTGGCCACCGGCTTGCCGAGGAACGCGCTGGCGAGAGTCTGGGTGAAGTTCATTTATTTGGCGCGTAACTGACAAGACCGAAGGCGATGCAGAGCAACAGAAGGCCACTCAGGAGATAAGCTGCGGGCGGGTAAATCATCCATGCGCCGCGAACAAGCAAGCCCGCGCCGGAGACGGCGAGGGCGATAATCAACGCCCTGAGGCTCAGTAGTTTTTTCAGCATCCGAACCCTTTACCGCCGAATGCGAGCACCGTGCGGATCTTTGGAGTAGTTACCGGCGCGTCCGTCGCGTTCGGATACATCGCCGTCCATCGGGCAATTTCCGTGCGTGTGTCCGCCGGGGAAACATAATCCACCCTATTGCCGTCATGCCCAACGGATGAAGTAGACGCGGCCAGGCGATCATTCAGGGCAGCGATTTTCGCATCTATCTGCGCGGTTGTGTATTGCACGGCCATTCGTTAAAATCCGCCTAGTCTGATCTGCGGGCGTGGCCTCGACTGCTGAATCGGCCTGAAAATTGGGGCCAGTGGAATGGATTCCTCTGCGCGTATTTCAACCGCCATCGCCGCAATAGCAGCCTCGGCCTGCGCCCATTGATCCGGCCTGTATCGACCCGTCAAGCGGATCGCGGCGGCCATCCCGTAACCGTGCGTGTCGAGAGCTTCATTTCGATTGTGATTTTGCTCGAAACTCTTCTTGGGGTAGCCTTTTACTTTTTTCGTGACTTCGTGCTCAGCGGTGAGTTGCTTGCACCACTCACGGTCACGCCCGGAGAAATGGAAATAGTTGGCGGCTGGCTCGCCAGCATCCGGCTTTGACAGCCGCAACGTCGCGTTGTAAAACCGCCGCTTCAGCTCCGATACGTTAATCGCCCAAAGCTGGATACCGCGCTTGATCTTCTGGCCGCGCCAATTGATATCGACCCACGATGGAGCCCTCAGCAACTCGCCGATATCGAAGCCCTTCACGACCATCACATCGGCCCGCCCGCGCGCCCACTTGTAAACCTCGTGAGTCGCATGGCCCGAATCGATCGCGGTTAACTTGACCCAGAAATGCGCGCCGGATTCGCCAGCCCAGCCGCGCTCAAGGCATTCGGTCAGCTTTGCCCAAATCTCATCCGCAAATGGGCTCCCGGAGATGACGACGTAATCAACCAGCCAATGCTCGCCGTTTTTCGCATGCGCGAGTATCTGGACCTCAATACGATCACCCTGAACATCAACGCCGGCCGTCAGGTACAGCGCGCGGGCGGGGACAATAAAACCATCACCGGTTTCGTATTCGTCTTGCCTCTCGTACAGGCGCTCCCAGTCTGGCGCGTCGCCCGTTCCCTGCCACGGCAGGCCGAGCGTTTCATTTTTGGCCGATTGGAGGGTCGCGTCAGAGCCAAGAGCGCTAAGCCACTCATTGGCGATATGCACCGCGGCGGCACTCTCAAACGGCGAAAGCGCCTGCCAGCCCCAAAAGCCAGCGATGCCAGTAAATGGAGCCGTCGGCTCCCATTCGCCGCCCTGGACCATTCGGCGGCGGTCGGTATCATCGATCCGGCGATTGCAGGACAGGCACCGAAACCAAGCCGCGCTCGCCTGCCTGATCTTCCGCCCGTCGCCCGTGACAACAGGAGCGGCTTCCTCCCATTCCAGAATGGCCCTCGGAACAGTAGCGCCACAGGGCAGGGAGTTTCCGTTGCCATCGAAAACGAACACCAGCCGGACCCCACAGTCACATGGGATGCGGAACAGCCGTTGGTCCGAACGCTCCCATAGTTGGAAGAACTCGTTATTTTCATCCGCCGTTGTGGGCGTTGAAAAAAGCGCGACCTTTGAATTCCAAAAGCCTTTCACCCTGGCGCTCAACTGCCGTATCGGCGATCCCTTTTCGTTCGCCTGCCACTTCGCGGCTTCGTCTCCGATTGCGATCCTAATGGGGCGCGATGCCAGCGAATTGTAACTGTTCGCGCCGGCCAGCGTCAGACTTCCGCCCGGGAAAATCTTGTGCAGCAGAGTGTCGCCGCGCGACTTCGCGGCCTGCGGCGAGAACACGGCACGTAAAGCCGGCGTGTCCCGAATCATCGGCGACACTCGGTCTTTGCTCATCGCCTCTGCGATGTCAAGCGTCGGCTCGACCCACATAATCGGGCATGGGTCGTGCTGCGCGAAATATCCAGCAGCGTTTTCGATGATGGTCGTCTTCGACGTTTGGGCCGAAAACATCCCGATAATGATCCGAACTGTTGGATCTACGAAGGCATCCATTGGCCCGCGCGCGTACTCGGTGTACGCTGTGCTGTACTTACCGGGCTTAGCCGATGTTTCAGAACTTAACCGGCGCTCTTTATCCGCCCACTCGCTCACCGTCAGTTCCGGAGGAGGGGCCCATGCCCTCATCGCCTCCGCAATCAGCAGTTCCAATCTCCCCGTACTCACTCAGATCCTTCAGGCACTCACGCATAGCGGCTGCGATTATTGCCGTGCATTCTTGTGGGCTATCAACCAGCGCCACTTCCGGCCCGATTGCTGCGGGTAAGCCGAGCAGTCTGGACTTAGCGACGGTAATCATCGCCACCCATGACTGCTTTACCTCTTCGGCATCGAGTAGATCGCCCTCAAGTTCGTCGTTTTTTAGCCGCTTTTCGCGATGCTTTTCCCATTCGAGGCGGCGGCTGGCTTCGGCCAAACTCAGATCGCCTTCGACGGGCTCAACTTCTTCGTCGCCGGGCTCCGGAGGCCGGATCGGCTGTTGCTGTTGCATCCTTGCCGCTCGGCTCAATGCCGGTCGCGTGTTGGCCTTGATCTCACGCCTGGAACGCTGTACGTAATCGTCAACGTCGAAAGCGCCCTCGGGTATCGGCGGACACCGGCCATCAGCGATGGCTTTCTTCAGGCCGTTGTTCGACAGGCCGTCGATTCTCTTTGCCAGCGCGGTTAGACTGCGCGGGTCATTGGGGCGGGCCATCAGTTCGTCGGCAATTTGGCGCGGAGCAGAAACAGCGCCTGCAGTTCGGCGTCGGTAATTCGTTCGGCCAGCGGGAACATCTTCGGCGGCGTCGGTAAGTC